GAGGCGAACTCCCACGCTTTTAAAGCCACGGATTTTAAGTCCGTTATGTCTACCATTCCATCACAAGGGCTGTTTTCATTTTGTACATATATTATAACACAGTTTCTTGTGATTGTAAACCCCCAAAATATTTTTTTTTAGAAAAATCTATCGGCAATACCAACTACCGCATGATATCCCATAAATCCAAAGCAACTCCATATACAGGCAAACAATACAATTTCTATACCGTCATGTTCATACCACAATTGTTTGAGCTTATTCATGTTCGCCACCTGGATCATTTGGATCTAGTTTAATTTTTTCTAACTTACCGTTAGCACCACTTAGGTACATTACTTGCCTAGATCTACTTGGTGTTCCAGTAGGAAAGTCGACAAAAAATGTTGGACTTCTTTTAGCAGTTTCAAAAGTAGCTACTGTAACTACTACTCCTGCTAAAATTAAAGCATGGGCTATCATACTAACACCCATAAGCCAAAAACTGCCGACCCACATACTAAAAATTATACACCACATCCAAGCAAGTACTTGGAATATTAAATGTCTTACATTAGTATCAGGAATATGTCTTAGTGGGTTATGTTCGTAATTCATAACACCATTCCAACTATCATATATAAATTCTCTCATATCAATTACCTTTTCAAAAGTTACCCTTATTGGATAATGAGCATCTACTATATCTCTAAAATCAATAGCATCATAAAGATCAGTAAATGACTTAGTGACCCTATTGTCTTTAAAATAACCAGTTACTCTATACAATTTTAAACCTGCGGTATTCCTAGCCATGCGCTAAATCCAAACACTTCCATAATCAAGAAAGTAAAGAACATAATAACCATAGCCCACATAATTAATTTACCATTAAAATTTGATGCTGCAAGTTTAATAGCAAGAATTTCATTCCCAAAAAACCTAAGCATTAATTCAAATTCATTATGATCGTTTTTAATATCAATAATTTTTTTTTCTTCTTCTTCAGCCAATTTTTTTTCTCCTATGCCGCAATGGGCGTTGCTGGATCTACGTCCATATATTTTCCCCACTCAGCATAGTAGTGTCTCATACCAACTTCATCATGGATAGTTCCGTTTTCATGCCGACCATGAAGAATATTCCTAGCCTCAGTACCTTCTCTCATAGTTGTACCTTGACCAGCAACACCAATTAAATCTTCGTGTAAGTTTCTTCCAAATGGACCCCAGATACTATTGTGGTGCTTTATTCTTGTTTGTCTTTCTTCTTCAGTATCTTTTTTAAGACCATACCCTCTAAATTCAATAAGTACTTTATTTGGACCAAGAGGTGTTACTGAGTCACTACGATATGCGCTACCACGGAGGTTAAAGTTAAAGCCTGGGAAGAGGTCAACCATGTACCACTGGTTTGGTGGTAAATTGGGGAATGAGAGCTCACCACGATCTTCGAATCCGTCGTACTCCTCGTAATTAACAGTAAAACTGCTAACATTGACATGACCATTATCAAAAGGAATATTTTTTCTAGCAAAGTACTCATCATTAAATCCTGACACTCGGTTAAAGTAATGCATAAAGTCATGATAAAATTCTGAGTTTGTATCATGCCACAACTTGTAATTAGTATCTATGACAGCTTTATGATAATGGAATACCTCCATTTCTTCAGTGTCAATAGCATCAGCAATACAATCAAATGCTCCTGCTGTCCATTCATCTACACTTTGAGTTGGATTAGGATCTAATGTTACCCATACCATTCCTCCATGTTTTACTTCAGAATATAGTACTTTACCTTTATATGGTGAAACATAATCTATTGTACCACTAGGTCTAAGTTCGCCTTTATTTAAATAAACTGCAACTCCCATACCTTCGTTAACTGCAATTACATTTTGTCCAGCTATTTGTGTTGTTCTAAAATTACCTTTATCATACATTTCTGAAATATGACACATAGGAACCCAAACTTTTGAAAAAATTCTTTCTTGTTCTTGGGCAAAAATATCAGCGTTATTATAGCACTCGCTTGATATGTATTCGACGTTTGGTGTAGCTAACCAATTTTTATGATTTCTAGGCGGCATTTAAAGTCTCCTGTAAAAATTAGTTGAGGGATTCTGTTTCCAAGCTCCCTCGGGCTCATTAGTACTACGCTGCTTGTGCGTAGCCTACAGGTGCAAAGTTATCATTTGCGTTTAGTCTTTTTCTTGCGTTAACCCAGCTTGCGCGGGATAGCTCCACTTTCCTAATGACTACCAGTCGATCCTAGTTCGCCCCCATCATAAGCACAGCTCTTATTTTACCACACCGGTGGCTGTGCTTATGGTGGAGGCGGCGGGTACTGCCCCCGCGTCCTGTCTAGCGTTTGAATTGCTTCATCACTATTAGTTTATTTATACGTACTGAGTATCCCAGTACTCGTTCCACATATCTAGTAGAACTCCCTTAACCCATGAAGAACCATACTGCTCATATATTTTATTGAACTGTGGTTTTTCCAAAAGCTTCATGGTGAATTGGGAATATGACTCTGATTCAGAAATCATATCTTCTAAATTATCGATATCATAAATTTCTTCCTGAATATCCATAACTAAACCTTTAACTTTTCCCATTTTATTTCCTTCCTTTTTTTATTTTATACATATATTATAACACATTTTTAATCGATTGTAAAGGATTAAAAGTTGAAATCATAAAATTTTCTTGGCTTATCTGCTAGTTGAAACCTAGATCCACCAGCACTTCTCCAACCTTTATTTTTACTTAAACGAATTCTGAAAACCGGATTGTTTTCATTTGATGTGATATTCCACTTCTGTTCGTTTTGATTAGATGTATGACCAAAGAATCCACCAGGATGAAAATCTCTTTTCCAAGGGAGAGCTTCTGTATCCATTGCACGAATTTCAATAGTTTTTTCAGAGATAACCTTTACTACTTCATATGGTTCAACATCTGAGTAACCGAGTTGGTTTGCGTATTTCATAAAATTTCCTTCCTTTTTCATTTTATATATCTATTATAACACAAAAACCTCGCATTGTAAAGGATTATTTTCAACTTTTAAGAATTTTTTTCTTATAAATAGTTACAGTACTAACGGAGATTTTCACAAATGAAAGTAAAAATATTATTAGCACTAATGTTTATATTCGTGCTACCTATATCAACGACATATGGACAGACGACTAGCAACGTAATTACAGACTCAAAGTCTAATTCAACTGTAAATACAGATGCGAATTCTCAGACTATTGTTATCTCACCTCCACCTTCGGCTATTTCGCCAAGTGTTGGATCCTCTTCATCTGATCTATGTACTGTAGGCGTCTCCGGTGCTGTTCAAACACAGATCCTTGGAATATCTACAGGGGAAATGGTAAGAGATGCTAATTGTGAAAGATTAAAAATTAGTAAAACATTATATGATATGGGAATGAAAGTGGCTGCAGTATCTGTACTATGCCAAGACCGTAGAGTATATAATGCAATGGAAATGGCAGGAACACCTTGTCCATATCTTGGTGAAATTGGCGATTTAGCTACCGATAAATGGAAAGCAAATCCAGATCGTATTCCACCTGTAGAAGTAATGGAGACAAAACAAGATGTTCAAAAAAGAAACGGGGCAGTTGCTGGCGCTACTATTGGTAGTGTTCTTCTCCTACTCCTCTTATTGTAACGCACAAGTATCTACAAACCCTAATACGGGTCAGTCAGGTAATATCCTAGTAATGGGAAATGGATGGACTGGTACTATTAGTCAGTGTACTCACAACGTTAATTGTTGGGCAGGAAGCACTGATACTGGTGATATCCACCATGGCAATGATGTCTCACAAGGTATGGGTAACACTTATTATTGGAGTGGTGCACAACAAACTCTTACAAATACAATTGCAATAAACACGGCCCTTGCGGCTGCAGGTATACAAGTCAATGGATTTGATTATGAGTGGGTTTATAAAAATGGTAATGCAAACTGGTTTTCTGGTCAGCCTGGCGGTGGTGGAGTAGATCCTCTTGAAATTGTTGTCAATGTATATGACTCTAATGGAAATTTATTTAAAAGTTACAAGTATGATTATGGGCAAAATTTTGCAAACTGGACAACTGCAACTGGAACAGAAACATTTGGTACAAACTATTTAAGCCCTACATATTTTGGAAATGTAGAAGTACAAGTTACTGCACAAGATATTGCTAATCAAGCTGGCTACTGGGGACCTGAATTCAGAGCAGATCAATCACGCCTTTATGTAAACTATTCTGTTAATCCTTGTCATACTAATTCATTATATGATCCAGCTTGTCCAGGATATGCTAATGCTTTATTTCAACAACAATGTACTGCAAATCCTTTATTTGATGCCAGTTGTCCTGGATATACTAATGCTTATTTTACTCAACAATGTAATGCTAATCCACTGTATGATCAAGGATGTCCTGGTTATGCAGCTGCTTATTTTACTCAACAATGTAACTTAAGTCAGTTATATCATTCTAACTGTCCTGGTTATGCTGCAGCATATTTAGCTCAACAATGCAAATTGAATACATTATATGATTCTAGTTGTCCTGGTTATGCAGCTGCTTATTTTAGTCAGCAATGTACTAATGACCCAACAACAGATCCTAGCTGTCCTGATTATTATGTAGCTATGTGTAAAGCAAATCCTTTATTTGATATGGGTTGTATTGGATATGACACTGCCTATTTTAATCAGCAATGTACACAAGACTCACAGTATAGTCAAACTTGTCCTGGCTATGTAGATCTTTCAGGCAATGATGGTGATGTTGTAATACTTGATCCTATTGTTGAAGATGTAATTATAGTAGAACCAGAATTAGATTTTTATGAGCCAGAAATTATTGAATACGAACCAACTTATATAGAAGAAATAGTTGAAGTTGAACCCGAAGCTATAGAGATAAATGAATACCAACAAGTACTAGAAGATGATATTGAACGTGAAATAGCCGAGCTAGAAAATGAAGGTGATGCTATGGTTATGGAAGATGATATTGAAAAGGAAATAGCTCAGTTGGAAGATTCTACATCCTCGGATCGTAGTGATGCTGATCCAGTAGTTAACGGTGGTAAAGAAGTTATGGAGGATGATATTGAAAAAGAAATCGCAGAATTGGAGGAAGAATCAAATACCGACGAAGGGAACTCAGAGTCCACACTCAAGGATGGAGTACAAGTCGCCGATAGTGATGCTAGGCCCGACAATATGGACAACAGCGTCAAAAGAAGTAAACGGAAAGACGTACCAAGTCCGGATGCTAGTAAAAGAGATAAAATCAAATGGCTAATAGCTCAAAAAGCTATTGAGGCCACTAAAGAATTAGAAAATGCCGTTACTTTAGAACAACAGATGAATATACAACGAAGACTTCTGGCACTTATAAGTTTTGTACCAGATTTTAGTGATTATGGAGAAAAAGAAAATGTTAATCAAGTAAATTTCTATCCACCAAAGCCTACTGTAGATCATGCTTATGCTAGATGGTTTTTGAATGACCCCAACTTTGGAGCGATGGAGAATTTACAATATCCTAACTTAAGGTAAAAAAATGATAGATCCAATTACCGCTATCACGGCGGCTACCACAGCTTTTAAGACAGTACAGCGATTTGTTGCTGCAGGACAAGATTTCGAAAATACTGTTGGTCAAATGGGGAAATGGTATACTGCAGTTTCTGACTTTCGTAAAGGTCAGCAAATGCAAAAGAAACCTCCACTCTTTAAAAAATTATTTAATGCAGGTTCAGTAGAAGAAGAAGCTCTTGCTTTACTTATTCAAGAAAAAAAGATTGCAGAACAAGAAAAGGAATTAAGAACTTTATTAAATTGGAGATATGGATATCAAACTTGGGATGAGCTTACAGAAATGAGACGTAAGATTGCAAAAAGAAGAGAGAAAGAAGTTTACAAACAAGCAGAATTAAGAAGAAATTTTGTTGAGTTAATACAAATTATTACTGCTTTAGTAATTATAGTTGTTTTGGCTGGTGGTGGAATTTACTGGTTAGCAAGTGCGATGGGTAAAATATAATGGTTCATGCTTTTATGCTAATGGTTATACTAGGTACTGGTGAATTTAGAAAAGTGCAGCCTAGTCCTATGTATTTTTATTCTATAGATAGATGTCAATACTTTGCAAAAGCTATACCTAGACAATATGGTAACTATAGCTATACAAGTAGAGTAGACCCAAAGGATAGAATCACTGCTTATTGTAAACCAGTTTATATAAAAGACAATGATGGGATATATAAATAATGCTATTATTTATGTTTATATTTGCTCTTTTAGCAGTTATAGCACTGCTAATATGGTTAGCAACAATTGAAGATAAAATAGATAGAGTCTCTAGACTGGAAGCAGATAATGCTTGTTATGATCTGGACTTAAAAATTAACGAATTAAAAGGAAGATATAGATGGCTGAAATCGAATATGGTGGAATCAAAGTTGGTGGATCCAAACTACTCCTCATTTTACCGCTCATCGGAACATTAGGCGGAGGTCTTTGGGCCGGGTTTGAATTCTATAAAGACTATATGAATATGAAAGAACAGATTCAAACTTATGTAGCACCAGATCTAAGTGGTATAAGAGAAAGTATTGCTGTTATGAGAGAGCACCAAAATACAGTTGAAGCTCATATGGAATTTGTAGAAAAAGAAATGAAACTTTTTAAACAAGAGTTTGTAAATGTAAGAACAAATTTACAAGATACTACTGATTATCTAAGAGATACTAAACATGATCTTAAAGATGAACTTGTAAGAGCTGAAAAGATTATGGATAAAATTGATAATGATATTACAGCAGTAGAAGACAAAGCAGAAGAGTTGATGGATAGAACTAAATCATCTACTCGAACTATGATTGACGACGCCAACAATCGTTTTAATGATAAGATTGATGGTATGGAAGGATATGTTAAAAGAGAGTTAACTAATCTAGAAAAATCAATAAATAACAAGCTAACAAAAGCGTTAGATAACCCTTTAGCAAATAGGTAAAATATGATAGAAGGAATAATTGCAAGCTTCGTAGGAGCTTTTATGTGGGACAATGTAGAGTTTCTAAATAAATCAAAACAACAACAAGAGGCTGGCTATGAGTGGGTCTATAAACCTAAAGAACGTGATAAGAATGTTCCTGCCATTCCTATTATAAACCATGATGGATCCCAAACTGTTATTTGGGTCTTGGAGGAAAAGTAATGTATGAGTATAGATGTAAAGTAGTTAAGATTATTGATGGGGATACTATTGATGTAGATATCGATCTTGGTTTTGGTGTATGGTTAAAAAAAGAACGGATTCGTTTATTTGGTATCGATACTCCTGAGTCAAGAACTCGTGATTTAGAAGAAAAGAAATACGGGTTAGCAGCCAAAGAATTTATTACTGGTATGTTAGATGATGAAGGTGGTATTATCCTTAAGACTCAAAAAGATGCTGAAGGAAAGTTTGGTAGAATTTTAGGAGAGTTGTGGAGATCTACTAATTTTGCTGATAAGTCTATCAATCAATATATGATAGATAAGCATCATGCTGTAGCATATCATGGGCAATCAAAAGAAGAAATTGCCGAACAGCATATAGCTAATCGGCAACTAGTTAGTTTTCTTTAAATAAGTTTAATAGCTTCTTCGGTAGTTTCGTCTACTCTTCGAGTCCAGCCACGTCCAAATGTTTCAAAGGTGCTAAGTTTTTCATAGTACCTTTGACGATTCATTTGATAGTTTCGAATAGCACCTTCAACACCTTCGCTTTCGACATAGTTGCCTAATGCCATAAGTGTATTAGGTCCAATCCCGCCATCAGCTGTAGTACCAATCATAGTTTGTAGATACTTAGCTGCACGTCCTGGCCCAGCATTCACTGCAAAATCAAATACACATAGATCTAAACCTGACGGTAGATCATCTGCTTTTACACGACCCCAGTAGTTTTTTTCATAGATAGGTGCTACATCCGATACTTCTAAATCTTTCATATCTTTTGTACCTCCCCACTCTTCATAAACTCTTTTAGTGACACCAAGATTAGTCTCACCTCCAGGATCTTTTGGGTGATTTACATAACCACCCTCGTGATGAAGAATTAACTCTAAACATTTATCATAATTCTGTGAAGCCATTTAACCTTCCTTTTTATAGATTGTCCATATACCATAAGCAATTGCTGCATAAGCTGCAATTTTTGCAAATGGTCCCGCGATAAGAACAACAACGCCAACAGCTACAAGAGCTGCTCCGTCCCAAGATGTTCTTTCTTCTAAACGTGATGTAATCCAATTTTTCATAAAACTTCCTCCTTTAAGTTCCTATCCCTTTTGGGATAATTTTTTCTGACCAATTATTGCCAGAACCGAGAACACAAGCTTGAGTTTCACTATTAACTTCTATTAATGTCCAACTGCCTGTTTCTCTATTGGCACCAAAAATAATATTAACATCTCTTTGCATGCCATTTCCATCTACTGTAGTACCCGTAGCTGTAAGTACTGGCAGTTCTCCAAACCTTTTTACTAAATCTATAAGGGCTTCTGGTGTCCCACACTGAATAGGTTTACCAACCCAATAAATTTCTGGAATAGCTTTAAGCTCTTCAGACATTTCTGGTAAAGGTTCTTTTTGAGGTTTGCTGTCTTGAGCAAATGTAGGAACCACAATGCTGAAAACAGCAAATAATGTTATTAGCCATTTCATGATACTATGCCTTTTTAGGTTGACCGTTGGGATTACCCCAAACGTCCCAAGCACGTGCTTTAATGTATGGTTTATTTGTTTCGTTTTTATTTGGATTAGCTATAGTAAGAACTACATTCTTACCTTTTTTCCATGCATCAAGCTGAGCTTGTATTTTACGAAAAGGACTCTCAATTTCTCTATGGAGACGAGCTGCCTTTGTGATAGAACGTGCTACTGAGCGACGTTCTCCTCTAGACGTCTGTGACGTCCTTGATCTTTTTTTACCCATTATAAATCCCTTGTATGTGATCTTCGAATTGTTCTACTTTTTCTAAACGCTTAGGCCAGTAAATATAATCTTTATCTGGATTAGCTTTAAGGTTACTCAATAGAGGCTGCACAGCATTAAACAACTTATCCAATTTATCTTGAGTGGTAGTTGCCAACTGTTCAGCATCATTAGCCAGTGCAGCAGTTTGCTGTACCGACTTAAGTTCTTCTTCGTTTACGGCTGTAAAGCCAAAATCAAAAATATCTGTACTCATACGTTTATTTATACATTCCAGTATGCTGAGTGATCATCATAAATATAAACGTCAAACTCTCCTGCATTTTTAAGACCACCGACAATATTACCACCCCATGCATATTGCACTGGACCTTTACTACCAGCAGTTTTCATTTTAGTGATAGCCTTACGACCTTTAGCACATACACGTTTTTTCATAAGTGTGCCTGTACGCTTATAACGACCGAAAGCATCTGTCTTATTTAAAAGAGAAATTGACTTTCTAAGTTCAGCTAGTTTATCCATATCCCCTTTATCAGATGTAACAAAGGTTCCTATATAAGATGAAGTTCTATTTTCTTTTATATACATTATATAATCCTCAATTCGTTAGAATATACTTTTTCAAGTTGTACAAATAATTCTTCTTCAAGGTCATTTTTATTTGCTTGATAAAGAATTCCTATGCCACCTTTAGACTCCCATCTTTCGATGTTAGTAGGTTTGTCATCAATTAAGATATTTGATGAGCCATCAATGTGATTAGTAGCGTACTTTTCTTTCATACCTGTAAAGATTAGTTTATCTAAATCAGGCATAATATCATGAGCTTCTAACCATCGTCTTTTATGATAAGCTGAGTTATCTCTATCGCCTCTTAAAGGTGATGAACATATACCCCAGTTATCAGCTGATATTTCAGCTACATGATCGATCAATTCAAAAGTAGTTTCGAATGGATCTAATGTGTAAAAGAAATCTGTACCTTTAAGTGCCAGTACTGACTTTTCTTTATTACTTATTTCTTTCCAATGATCAACATCGTAAAATTTGGCTAGGGCTCCGAAGAAGTCAGCCAATACTCCATCCATATCGAGATAGATGGTAGTGTTTTCGTTTATTTTCTTATTCATAAAATTCCTTCCTTTTATCATTTTATACATATATTATAACACACTTTTTGATGATTGTAAAGGATTATTTTGATTATTTTTCCAAATAATATACTCCTCATTTTGTTTTTCACGAGTAGTCCAACCATGCCCGTTTAAACCACACCAAACTAATCCTTGATGCATTTTAAAGACTTCATAAGCTACGATAACCGAATTGTTATCATCCCAACCATTATCTAGTCTTTCAATCAACTCATCAAAAGTCCATCCGTAGAACTCACAACGTTTATTAAGAATAGTCATTGCACCTTTGATACGCATTATCTATCTCCCAAACTTGAAATTGACCAAACACCTAGTGCTATACCAGTGATTGCAAACATAAAGGCTAAAGTAAAGTTATCACCTTCATGACCAGTTGGGCCATCAATAGCTCCAACAGATAAGATCATACAAACGATTGCTAAAGAAAGTCTAATCATTATTTTACACTCCATCCAAAGTTTTCTACCAAGAAGTCATTACCTTTATCTTCGGCAATCGCCATACAAATGGCTTCACGAACGATTGTATCACGGCTGTTAAGATACTTAGCAGCAGTTGGGATATTAACACCCTTGCTTTCAGTAATGAAGTTATATACAACTTCAGCATCGTTAGCGTCTTCCATGTACATATCAGCCATATCTTCGGCAATGGCCCAATCAGATTTAGCTTCGTTTTTGTAAGATTTAATAAGAGCTTTTAAGTTTTTCATGATATGGTTTCCTTCCTTTTATCATTTTATAAGTATATTATATCATAAAAAAATGGCTTTGTAAAGGAAAAAATGCACTTTTATTTATTGTAAAAACAATGGGTTAACAAAATAATTATTAACCCATTGAAAACGTTAGATAAAAAGTTGAAATTAATTTGATTTTTTTTTAAAATCTCCCTAAGAATCTAGCAATATGATGTACAAAAGGTAACAGAGTTGCAGCCATAAAGAGGTTAACTCCACTATGAGCAATTGCAATTCGTAATGTATCACCTTTAGGCATACCATCAGATACTAAAAGACCGGCTATCCAAATGGTGCCGGTCGTTCCAATGTTTGCTCCAAGTACTGCAGCAATGGCCGCTGGAAGTGGTACAGCTCCTGATGCTACAAGAGCAATAATAGCAGTCGTTGATAGACTAGACGACTGCCACAATAGTGTCATAACAATACCACCTAGAAACATGTAGATATAATTGCCGGTAAACCAAGCCAAATGATCCATATTGCCCATTGACTTCATTCCACCAGAAAACATTTTTAGTCCTATATAGAACACTACAAGTCCTACAATAGTTGTTATAATCGGATTACCTAATTCCATTTTTTTTACCTTTTTGCTAAGTTGATCCATTGCTAATAGTCCCTAATAATTTTATTTTTAGCTTCTAAGTTTTCATTATCTTGTCTTAGATGAGCAACCTCAACTTCAAGTTGCTTAATATATTCCTCAACTAATTCCTTATCACAAAGTGTTTGACAGCAAATGTCGAGGGACCGTTTTGCTCTATCGGCCAAAGAGCTTTCGCGTTTCATACTCTTTAATAGTCTCCAAAAGTTTCTTGGTCCAATTGTCTCTGTGTTCAATAAAGACCTGTGGTAATTCGTTATCAACTGCAATTAAAACTACAAGTTGAGTAATAGGTATTCCAGTTCTTTCTTCAAACATAATAGCATAGGCTGAAGCTTGACAAAAGTAACCTTCAATCCATTCTTTCTTTTTTAATTTACGGCTAGTCTTAAAGTCTATGATAGACATAGCACCATTATACTCAGCAACACAATCGACTCTACCTGCGACCCGTAAATGGTTGGAATATAAAGGTACTTCCTGAGCATAAATTTTACCGATTTTATTATCAAGAAGGGATTGAATGTCTTTAAAATTTTCGATGATATTAGGTAAATATCCATCAGCATAATCCTTTTCATTATTTAAATACTTTTCAATAATTGCATGAACATTAGTACCACGAGTTGCAGCTCTTGAACTAATCCTATTAGCCTCTTCTTCACCTACTCGGGCACGCCATGCTCTGATACCTTCTTCTGAAAGTATACTTAAAACGGTAGTGATAGAGGGATACTTACCATCGGGAGTAGAGTAAACTCTTCCACTATCAGTAGTGTCAGCAGAAAGATCCTCATAGCCCAAGTCTATATTTAAGTGTTCGAAATTTTTCATTATTTTTTTCATCTTTATTAATTATATTATGCAATCTACTTGTAAGTCCAAGTTTTGATCTAGTTTTTTTACGTCCGGCTTTTTTATTCTCGGTTGACCACCTACGATACTTAGCCATTTGCTTGTTCCTTATTTCAAGTTTAACATTTCCTTAGTCATTATATAGTCTCGTACAAAATCAGATCGTACGATATCTTCCCATCCAAACTCAACTACTTCAAAAGCTCGTAGTTGTTCAATGATAGAAAGAAACTTTAGTATTCCTTGTTTGTCATTTTCTTTTTGAAAGTCTGTTTGATAGTAATCACCACACATAATAAATCTACAGTTATCTCCTACACGTGTGATGATTGAATCTAATTCATGAAAAGTAAGATTTTGCATTTCATCTAATACAATTACTGCATTTGAAATTGTAAGTCCACGTATAAAAGACGTAGACATAAATTGTATTGTACCAGCATTCTTTAATTTCATCCAAGCGTCTGAGTCACTAAAAAGTTCTGCACATATAGATCTATATGGACCAGTATAAGCATCTTTCTTTTCTTCTTCATCACCAGGTAAGAAGCCAATATCTCTTGTTGGTACAATAGATCGAATAATAACTACTTTATCATATCGCATTTCCTTGTCAAGTACATCCTCAAGAGCCAAGGATAACGCCATAAATGTTTTGCCAGTTCCAGCCGATCCGGCGAGGACAAGTGAGTTTCCGTCTTCATAAGCCTCATATGCTTTCTTTTGATTATGAGTAAGAGGATCTATTTCCGCCATATCCTCTAAGCGTAATTTTAAACTTTTTGCAGCCATTTTAATGTCTATTCATAGTATGCTTTGTATGTGTTTGAGCAATCTTATCTTGCACTTCTCTAAATCCATTATCTACTGGAATTCTATTACCAGCTTGGTGTACCATATTGAGACCAGTAATTACTTGCTCAAGATTGTTTTCTTTCATATAAGCTTCTTTATCGTCCATCTTTACAAAATGGTCGAATTCTTCACCCGTCTTTTTGTTCCGAAACGTGTACGTTGGCATTTTCTAATTCCTCAATTCTTTTTTCAAGTTCTCTAATTTTACGGGAGGCTTCCCAAGGACTAAACATACGGTCTATATCCTTTTCACATTCTTCACGTAAACGTCTTGCCATATAGTCCCAATATCTTTCACCCATTAAACCACTCCGGTGTATCTCTGTTTGTCCATAACATAGCAAATCTATCTTTTTTAGTATGGTAATATAATTTATAAGACTTAACAGGATCATCTGGAAACATACATTCTGGATTAGCTTTCATAGCCAATGCAAACGGTGTAAGTGGGCCTTCAGTAATATTTCTAGGTAATGTCCACAATGGTGATCGTAGTAGTCTGTCTGTCTTATGAGTCTTTCCATAACGATGCGTGTATTCGTCACACAATGCAACAAAATGTTTATGGTGCCATCGGTAGTTTTCTGATGATTCCATTGTCCATTTAGTACATGGATGACCGTGGTGTACAGCACTATAGTATAACATTTCGGCTTCTAGATCATTTGCACCTTCATACAGGTCATAGTACTTAATCATACGTTTACCAGATCTTGAAGGTTTCATTACTATTTTACCATCTAGCATTCTATGTGCCGTACTCAGCATTTGAGCTGATTCCACGATCATCTTAACCACATGTTTGTCACACTGTAGCTGTGCTGCCAAAACTGGGTCTTTGTCAAGTATAAAAATATTCATATTTTACTCCATAATATAGATATATTATATCACATTTTAATCCATTTGTAAAGGATTATTTTATGCTACTTCCAATTCAACTTCAGATATCTTAGAATTAAGATACTCATACTTAGCTCTAAGTTTGTATACTAGGTTACTATCTCCTCTTTTCTCTTGCTTTTTAATATAGTGTTTTAATTCTTTAGAATCTCTTTTTAATCTTTCGATTTGTGATCCTTGCAAGTCTTTCCTCCTACGTTGTGAGGTTGAAGTTTCAAATGAAATAGTTATGCTCCTATTCTAGAGTTAAAAAAAGCCTACAACGAGAATTCGTTGTAAGCACCTATAATGTAATGTGTGTTGATCATAACCTTATTTATTCTTTTATTAATGTCGGCCATGTGTCTTGTACAAGTTTTTTTGTAACTCCCTTATACAAACCCATGAATTTCTTATCCTTCATAGCAATAAAGATTTCAGCATCCTCTGGAAGAAGTGTCTCAATAATAGAGATAAACATCCTTTCTCGTTTAGGAGCCATGATTTGATCACCCTGCCCACCTTTCATAAAGTAGACTAATCGTTTTACTGATTGATGCGTATTAGCTGCACGGGCTTCGCCTTTTCTAGACTCTTCATAAGGAGGCGAACCTTTTGGTAGATTAAATTCTAATGAGTCATCAAAAGCACCTCTAAGAATAGACTTAAGCGCAACACTTTCATATTGCTTTAATACTTTTGCTTTATCTACTTTGGTGGGAGCTTTTCCTACGAGTTCTAATACCTCGTGTAGTGTGTGTTTGGTTGGAACAATTGGTTTAGCCATTATTAAAATCCTCAATACATTCAATTAACATTTTACATCTTTTTTGAACAAAATACGGAAACATTTTACCTTTTTTATGCCATGGATCTTGTTCTTCAAATTTATTTATAATCTCAGACTTTAACTCTTGTGGAGTATTTTCAAGATTAATCAGTGTATCATTACGTTGATAGTTACGGTACCAAGAAGCTGCATAAAGTAATTCGCCATCATCTAAATCAGCTAGAATAGCATCAATTTTCTTTTGAGTAACTGGTGTTTGACGAATACCTTCTACAAAGCAATCATCTTGACTAAGTACATTAGGTACACCATCACCGCTGTCACCTTTAAGGACGTGCTCTAATGCATATAAACGAGGGTTTTCATGTTGTACAAATTTCTTTTGCATAGGACTATATTGACGAACGTTATTAAATTTATGTAGCTGAATAAAGTCTTTATCAGCTGAAATAATCATAACAGGTTCGTTTTGTCCAAACTCCTGAGTCTTATAAACTAAAGTGCCAATAATATCATCGGCCTCACAACGCTCTACATGGATAACTTTGTATGGCATATTTTCTAGAATTTCTTCTCGTACACTATTAATAATACGAAAGACTTCATTCCAATCCATAGACGATTCTTCCCTGCCTTTTTTACGAGAAGCTTTATACTGTGGGAATACTTCTTTACGCCATGATGAATGATCACAAGCAATAACAACAGTACCGTACTCATCACGAAACTTTTTGTTATACATTCGAATAGTATTAAGAATCATATGACGAATTAGGTGTTCGTCTATTTGCATTTTCTGTGTTACTACGCCGGCAATTGCTATTGCATTATAATCGATTATTATCATTTGTTGGGTTCCCATCATCTATTACATTATCTTGTTTTTTAGCTTCTAAAAGATCCATATACTCTTTTGCAGCTGCTATCATCACATCACATTCATCCAATATAAAATGAAAGACGTGTTCACTATTCTTATGATTCCTTTGAAAAGAAGCAAAAAG